TTCACACCCGCTTCCTTGTAAGGACCGCTGCAAACAGTGTAGCGGCAGTCCGCTCCGCGAATTCACACTCGCAGAGCAACCCATCGGAGGAACCATGGCAGGTTACGTTACCCAGAAGAGAAACAGGGCTAAACCCCTTGTCTCTTCCGTGAGACTGCTCAGTTCGGCTACGCCGGATGAAAGCAGAATCATTAACGTACCTGACCTACAGGAGACCTACTCCTTCCGGAGTGGGGTCAACGGTCCCAGTGAAGACATGTCCCTTGTAGACGACGCGAAGATCTTCCGATCCTCTCGCTCCTATTACGGGCCGTACGACACTGGCCATCCCTTCTACACCACACGCAGGCGCCTGACGGACATGAACTTCCAGAATGGAAGATTCATGATCGACGGCTATCGCGCGGGGTACGTAGACAGGGAGGTGAAAGGTCCACTGATCCTAACGTTGGCGAAGGCCAACATCGAAGACGTTCTGCCTTCGATCGCTCCGACTCCTCAGTCGGAAGTGGACAGGATGGGAAGCATCGCAATTGATGCTTGCCGGCCTCTCAAACCGGAGTCTGGTCTCGCACAGATGCTCGGAGAGCTCAAAGCAGACGGCTTGCCGGCTGCTCCGGGTGAGTCCCTTCTCAATAGAGAGGTCTCCCCCCGCGTTCTCGCGGGAGAGTACCTCAACACCGAGTTTGGGATTATCCCGTTGCTCTCAGACATCGTCAAGCTGCGCAACGCTGTGGCCAAGTCGGCCGCAATCGTAAGGCAGCTCAAGCGAGACAGCGGACGGATAGTCCGCAGACGATTCTCCTTCCCGCCGTCAGTGACCACTACCACCACGACATACCAGGTTCCTAGGAGCGTGGCATTGTACGGGTACATTAGTGATTACTGTTCGTCGGGTTCGTTCACTTCCCAGACCGTTACAGACGTGACTACTCGTCGCGTCTGGTTCACGGGTGCCTTCTCGTATTTCCTGGATCCAGGTAAAGACCTGGTCGGGAGGTTCAAGAGGTACGAACAGCTGAACAATCAGCTGTACGGTACTCGCCTCACGGCGGCTACCGTCTGGGAACTGGCACCATGGTCCTGGCTCGTCGACTGGTTCAGCGACGTTGGAAAAGTTCTCTCCAACGCCTCTGCTCTCCAGGACGACGATCTCGTCATCAAGTACGGCTACCTCATGGTCCACACAAGGACACAGAGGACCGTAACGTCCTCGGGGGGCTTTTATGGCTCCCCCGGGCCGTTCTCTGTCACCAACTCCTACGTTTGTGAACGTAAGGAGCGTTTCAGAGCGACGCCGTATGGGTTCGGTCTGGACGTGGAAAGTCTTTCTCCACGTCGAATGGCCATCCTCGGTGCTTTGGGTTTCCTCCCAGAGTACGGAAAGAAGGCACGGGGCTAAGTTCCCTCGTGTCTCACCCCCCAGAGCCGCTCGGCTCTGGGGACCCTCCAATCACAACTGAATACTCCGTATCCAGGGTGAGGACGCACGCATGCTCTCTGATTCCCTTACCGTCACCGTCGCCGCAACCCCGCACACGCTCGCGCGTGTGCCTGCCTCCGGGCAGGAGTCGGGCTCCTTCAAGGAGGCCGATGGGGCTCTGCGTTTTTCGGTCGCTCACTCCAATGGCAAGCGCCTGCGGACGGCGATCCGTCTCACGACGGAGAAGACGATCCCGGACCCGATCGTGTCTACGACGAACAACGTCGTCAACATGACCGCATATCTGGTCGTCGATGTGCCCAAGAACGGGTACACCGTCGCCCAGAAGAAGGAGATCGTCGACGCTCTCACGACGTGGCTCAATGCCTCGTCGGGCGCGAACCTTACTAAGGTTCTCGGCGGGGAGGCGTGACCAGCATTCCCATCGACTTGGCCCTTCTGGGCCTCTGTCTGTGGGTACCGCTAGTCATCATCCCCTCCGCACTCGCGCTGGTCGCTCTTACTAGGACCAAGAGAGTCGGTAGTCGTCACTGACGACTATCAACGGGACTCGAGCAAGCTGAGGACTCACGAACTCCATCGGGAGCCGTGATGAAAAGCCTGACCGCGTTCTTACAAGTTCTCCTCCATGAACTGGGGGAGAGATGCGGCACAAGCACCACCCGTGATTTTAACACGATCACGGGACGTATCGAACACGAGGGGTGGTCATTCCTGACGATCACCCTACCTACCTTTGGCGCGGACCTCCAAAAAGGTCTTGA